CGTGAAGGTCGACAACACGAAGCTTGTCGGGGAAGCCCTCAAGAGGGCCATACTCGCTGGACTAGAGGAGATAGGCCTCGACTGCGAGCACATCGCGAGCGAGAACGCGCCTTACGATACGGGAAGGCTTTCAGCCAGCATCACCCACGCCATAGACGCGGACGAGCCAGCGGTCTGCGTCGGCACAAACGTCGAGTACGCAGCGTATCAGGAGCTTGGGACGTCACGCGGATACAAGGGATGGAATGGCGGCAAGGGCTATCTCAGGCCAGCCGCATCGGAGAACGCAGACAGGTACCGCGCAATCATGAGGAAGCACCTAGAGAACGCCTAGGCTTTTTTGAGATTCACGCCTGACATCGCAACAATCTGTGCTATACTAGGCCCTACGCAGGACATAGTAGACGGGAGTTTGATATGAAGTTCACGTATTTCAGGGCAGACCACACCACCACCATCGAAGAGGCCAAGCGCCAGTATCACAGGCTGTGCCTCCGCTGGCACCCCGACCGACCTGACGGTGACCTCAAGGCCATGCAGCAGGTCAACGCCGAGTGGGATTATCTGCGAAAGCATAATTACAACGTTCACGAATCGGCTGACGGCAGCATCTACACTGACTGGACCCAAGACACGCCAGACGATGTTACCGAGATGTTCGTTGAAATCATCGAGCAGCTGATTCGCATTCGGTACGGGTCTCAGAGCGTCGGGAGGCCTCGGGCGAAGGCGCTCTCCGACTAGAACGGAGGAAGTCGTGAGCAACTACAGCAGGGGGCGGGCGTTCGAGTACGCCGTCCGCGACGACATGAGGGAAAGGGGGTTCGTGGCAATACGGTCACCCGCATCGAAGTCACCAGCCGACGTCTACTGCATGAGCCGAGACATTGACGTCCTGATTCAGTGCAAGGCAGACGGCAGGCTGCCACCGAAGGAGTGGAACGACTTCATGGACTACTGCGAGAAGGCGGGTGCGATTCCCGTCCTAGCCATGAGGGACAACAGGGGCAGGGGCATAGTCTACAAGCTGTTGACCGACAGGAAGAGGCGTGGTGGCAGACAGCCGATGGTTGACTGGATTCCACCAGAGAGGGAGTAGAAATGGAGTTCCGCGACCTGACAGCGAACGAGATTGAGGTCAGGGTCAGCAGGGTTACCAACGCGGGAGTGGAGCTGCTGCTGTATAAGACGAGTCGCACGGACAGCGACATTCTAGATGAGACAGTCGGTTCCGAGAACTGGCAATGCAACTACGAAAGCATAAACGGCGAGCTGTTCTGCACTGTGTCGATTTGGAGCGATGAGCGCGGTCAGTGGGTATCGAAGCAGGATGTCGGCTCGCCGTCAAACGTGGAGGCAGAAAAGGGTCGCGCTAGCGATGGGCTAAAGCGCTGTTGCTCACGTTGGGGCATCGGGCGAGAGCTTTACACCGCACCGCGCATCTTCGTCTATGCCGACAAGTGCGTGAAGCTCAGTCAGGGCAAGAACGGCAAGATGCAGTGCTACGACCATTTCTCGGTGGCAAAGATAAAGATTGTCGATGGCCGCATAGTCGGTCTGGCAATCAGGAACGACGATACGGGCAAGGTTGTCTTCACACATGTCGAAGACGGATATGGGAAGGAGCAGTAATGGAGCTGCCTGACAACTTCGTGCACCTGCGCGGCGAGGTGCTGCGCGACTCGGAAGTCCGACACACGAAGAACGGAAGCCCCGTGTTCAACTTCACGCTGGCGGTGGCTGGGTACAAGCGTGACAAGTACGCTGACTGCGTGGCATTCGACTCGGTGGTCGACCAGTTCGATGGGTTCATGCAGGAGGGCGAGGACGTCGAGGTGTTCGGCTCGCTGTCCGAGCGCACGTGGACCGACCCGTCTGGAATCAAGCAGACGCGCGACATCGTTCGGTGCAACAGGGTAATCGTCCACGACGAGCAGGAGGAAGAGAATGTCGATTAACAAGGTAATGATTACTGGCAACCTGACGCGTTCGCCCGAGCTTCGCAGCACTCAGGGCGGAACCGCCGTCCTCACGTTCGGCGTGGCGGTGAACGACCGCAGGAAGAACCCGCAGACTGGCGATTGGGAAGACTATCCGAATTACGTGGATTGCGCTCTCTTTGGCAAGAGGGCCGATACGGTGTCCAAGTTCATCGACAAAGGGAGCAAGGTCGCAATCGAAGGTTCCCTTCGCTACAGCTCGTGGGAGAAGGACGGCCACAAGCGCTCCAAGCTTGAAGTCATCGTTGACGAGATTGAGTTCATGAGCCGTCAGGGCCAAGGAGAGGCCCAGAATCAGCCGCAGCAGACTCAACCGACCAACTACCCCAACCAGTACCAGAACGGGCCTTATTCGGCCCCTCAGCAGCCTCAGACGGGCTATCAACAGCAGGACTTGTACGATTCCGAAATCCCTTTCTAGAGATAGTGGAGTCAGTGTTCGGAAGGGTCAAGGTGACGCATGGATGACTACGACCTCTGGTCAGATATACAGTCCAAGACGAGACAGCTGGACTACAGCGTCAAGGAGCTGCGCAAGAGCGGAACCGCATATGCGGAAGCGGAGCGTGCCTACAAGGTCAAGCTTCGGGAGACAGCGCTTCGGCTGCGCTCTCAGGACATGGCCGTGGGCATGATAAACATGACCGTTTACGGAGTGCCAGAGGTGGCGGAGCTTAGGTTTCAGCGAGACGTTGCCGAGGCAGTGTACAAGGCCAACCTAGAGGCCATCAACAGCATAAAGCTACAGCTAAGGCTTCTCGACGCGCAGATAAGCAGAGAGTGGGGACAATCGGGAACGGGGTCGATGTGAGCAAGAAGCCAAGCCTGTACAACAGGCGCGAGGACGGCTGCTGGCTGTGTGGCAACCCTAACGTCGAGGAGCATCACATATTGCCATCGTCACGCAGGCCGATATCAGACCGAGAGGGCCTGACGATTTTTCTGTGTCATAACCACCACCAAGGGCAGATGGGAGTGCATCAGGACAAGGGCTTCGACCGATGGCTCAGAGCAGACGCGCAGAGGCGATGGGAAGAGCGCGAGGGCCTTGAGGGTCAGGAGGCACACGACGCCTTCCGTGCCGTGTTCTACGAGTCCTACCTGTAGGGAGCAGCTATGTCTAGCATGAACAAGACCAAGGCCGTCCTTGAGTGGTTGCAGACCCATGCGAGCATCAGCAGCATGGAGGCCATCCAGAGCTTCGGGGCCACGAGGCTCAGCGTCATCATCTTCAACCTGCTCAAGCGCGGGTACAACATCGAAACCGTCAAGTGCGAGGGCACGGACCGATTCGGGAACCCCATGAGGTTCGCTAGGTACTATCTCAGGGACGATGCCGACAGTCAGCAGTGACAACCTGCTATAATAACAAATTGACGGATGGGAGCCGTCATGATATAGTACATCAGGCCCCGAGAGTGCTCCCATCACTCGCGGGGCTTTTGCGTATGGGAGGCACGATGGAAGAAATTACCAACTTTGACCTACAGGACGTTTATTGCCCATATAGGCAAAAGCAATGCGTATCGACATGCGCACTGCTCATGTATGACTCCGGTCGCATCCATATCGGAACCCATAGCTGGGAGCGAGATGATGGCTATCCGTGCAGAGCAGATGTTTATCAGAGGTACACCGACTATTGGTGCGGAATCGCACACACTGAGAGCGGCAGGTGCGCCAACAGGACGAGAATCCACGGCCCCGTAGAATGTGACGGCAAGCCTTTCGACGGCATGACGGACGAGAACATTCGGGAGCTGGCAAAAGTGAGAGGGGAGGAGTCATGAGTTCCCTCGACGCGCTCAAGAAGGAGCTTGACAGGAAGGGCGCATCCAGCGCCCAGAAGAACTCCACCACGGTCAGGATGATTGCGGAGCTTATCGATGACGGCAGAATCGACGGGCTGGAAGACCCGAGAGAAGCCGCCGAGAGGCTTTGGTGGCTGGTGGAGAGGGCCACGGATTGCAGCATCAACGACGAGCAGTCGAGGGAGGGCGTAAACGTCTACTCAACGATTCTCGAACGCACAAAGGCCGTAGTAGGCTCCGACATGACCGAGGCAATTTGGATAAAGACTATCGAAGCAGCTTCCTATGCCGCATGGCGCAGCATCATGGGGCCAAAGTAGGCTATAATTAAGCAGTAACGATGATTGCGGCATCGTTGTGCTACACTACAGATAACGGAGCGCCTGCCCAGATTGCCGCAATCAGTCTGGGTGGGCGTTTTGTTTAGGGGCGTCTATGCGATACACGATAGAGGGATTCAGCCAAATCGAGGCTGTGAAATAAGCTATAATTAGTTTCCAGAGGGTAGGAGCCTCGATGATATGCTACAATAACCATACGCCCCGCAGGTGCTCCTACCACCTAGCGGGGCGTAGTGCGTAGGAGGCACAATGAAATTTGATGAGAGCAACGCCGTAAGAATCGACATACCAAAGACTGTATTCGTCTACTTTCTTTTAGACGGTGACGAGGTTGTCTATGTCGGACAGACAAAGAACGGCATGAGCAGGCCGCTACAGCATACGGATAAGGTATTCGATTCAATATATGTAATCTATTGCGACGTCAGCGAGCTTGACTATCTCGAAGACAAGTACATGACGAAGTACAGGCCAAAGTACAACAAACAGCCAAATCACTTCATGAACATATCGCTCAGCAGGGCAAGGGATATGGCCCGAGAAGAGTTTGCCGACAAGTCAATCAATCTATGGACAATCAAAAGAGCGATACGAGAAATAGGAATCAAGCCTACCTTGATTGACTCAAGCCCATACATCAAGAGGAACGAGTATGAGATGGTCATCGATTGGATTGGGGCTGGAAATGGCAGAAAGTAAACGAGAGTTCAAAGGCGTTTGGTTCCCAGCTCAGATATGGCTTGATGAGCGTCTGACAGCGCTGGAAAAGATAATCCTCATTGAGATAGACAGTTTGGATGGCGAAGACGGGTGCTACGCCAGCAACGAGTACCTAGCGGGCTTTTGTCAGTGCAGCCAGACCAAAGTGTCGAGCGCAATATCCAAACTCAAGAAGCTTGGGTATGTCAAGGTGGCTTCTTTTGACGGTCGCAGGAGGGTGCTCCATAGCTGCATCGTCATGACCATTGGAGAGACTGACGAAAACTGCAAGTCACCCTTACATGATTCTGTAAGTCAGACTTACAAAAACTGTGAGTCTCCATCGCAAAATCTGGAACAAAGAGTACTAGTAGAGACTCCTAGAGAGACTACTAACAATAATGGGCGGAAGAGAGTGCGCAAGCCATTTGTCCCACCGACCATCGAAGAGGTACAAGCGCACGTCGAGGCCAAGGGCTACCACTTCGACGCCCGACAATTCTTCGACTACTACGAGGCGAGCAACTGGCACTTCAAGAGCGGGAAGCCCGTCAGGAACTGGAAGCAGTGCTGCGTGACGTGGGAGGGAAACCACCACAGTACCACGCGCGAGCAGGGAAGGGGCCGCAACGATGCCTACAACTTCTAGGACGTGCCCCAGGACATGCCCCTATTGCGGCAGGCCGTACCCGACCATCCAGATACCAAGCCTGTTCGGGGCTGGGAGCAAGACGATACAGAGCGCCGTGTGCGGGTGCGAGGGCGAGAGGGCCCACGAGTCAGAAGAGGCCCGCAGGAGGCTGCAAGTCGACCTGACTAGGGCATGGCACAAAACGGGAGTACCCAAGAGGTACTGGGACGTCCAGCCCGACCATGACGGACTCAGCGACTTGGAGGCCGCTGGCGGCATGTACCTGACTGGAAGGAAGGGCACGGGAAAGACCACCAAGGCATGCGAGATTCTGAAGGCCTACGTCCGCAGGGAGCAGCGTGACGGATGGGTGTCGGCACGGTTCATGAGCGTGCCAGACTGGCTCGCATCGCTCAGGGGACGGTGGGGCGAGCAGGAGGAAGAGGGCTACCAGCGGGCGGCGGTGAGCAAGCTTCTCGTGCTCGATGACATAGGTAAGGGCAACCCGACGGGGTGGGCCATAGAACGGCTCTTCCGACTCATTGACGAGCGGTACAACCAGATGCGACCGACAATCTACACGTCACAGTACAATCTCGGTGACCTGAGCGACCGCCTGACCATCGAAGGCGACCTAGAGACGGCAGACGCAATCGTGAGCAGAATCCACGAGACGTGCAAGGGCGTGAGGTTCGACGGACCCGACCTGCGAATCCACCCAGCGAAACCGCAAGATTCCCGCTGATGGCGAGCGAATCATCTGATATACTATAGCCAAGCGGAAAACCCGAGTAGAGGGGAGTAAGACATGAGCAAGGCAATTATCAAGGGCTACGGTGGGGTCGAGTTTGACCCGATGGCACCAGACGGCAACTTCTATGACCTGTACGACGTGGCAATCGTAGACCCCGAGAACAACTGGGAGATAACCAAGGAAGAGCGCTACACCGACGAGGACGAGTACCGCTCCGCGCTGAGCAACACTTACGGGCGCGAGGTCATCGACGAACAGGAGCGCATGGACTTCTGCGAGGTCATCGACGGATGGGGCGAGTTGTACGAGTGCGAGTGTACCCGTCACGTGGCATACGTCATCGACACCGACGAAGAGTAGAGAGGCAGAAGGGAGCACGACAATGATGAAGGACAGCCTGACCCTCGGCATCGACAGCTACAAGTCGCGTCTTGAGCGTCGCAAGAAGGACGTCATCGACGCGGTCCTCAACGAGAGCTGGTGGAACGCCCAGATTGCGCTCGGCGAGTGCATCGCCTTCGAGGGCATCATCACGGAGCTTGAGTTCCAGCTTGAGGTCATGGAGGCCGACAATGCGTAGAGGCGTGGACCCCGACTCCATCCCAAGGTACGAGATACCAGAGCAGGTGTACGCGGACTACGACGAAGAGTCTGCGAAGGGAGCCTGCTGGAACTGCGACCACATGACCGAAATCACACTTGGCGGAAGGTCGTACATGCTCTGCGCCTTGGAGCGGGACGTCAGCGCAAGCGGAGACCTGACCGAGTGCGATATCGACCTGCGCGACTGCAAGGACTGGGACGAGTATGAACTATGACCCGAACGACCTGTGGTCGGAGGTCGACTACACGAAGGGGCCAGACCCGAACGAGAGGTACGTGCTGGCGTGCATGAGAGAAGGCCTGACTCCCACAGAGATAGACCGAAAGAGGCACTGGTGGTCGGGAACGACCATAAGGATACTGACCGAAAGGTGGGCAAGGGAAAATGAGCAAGAGGATTGAGGAAATGACGGCATCCGAGGCCATGGAGTCCATCCTGGAATCTGTCTTAGCTGAATCCAAGGCCGAGAACGCCAAGCTGCGGGAACAGATGGAGCGGCTGGTAACGCTGCTGCGCGTTGACTGCGACATCGACGCGAGCTGGGACGGGCTGCGCCGCTTTTGGAGCATCGGGCTGACCGAGGACGGATGCCTGATGCGCGACAGAGCTTGCAAGGCCGAAGCCGAGAACGCCAAGCTGCGGGAGCAACTAGAGCGCGTGCAACCGACCGACTGCGAGGGCAACGCGCTCGACATAGCCGACACAGTGCACATGCTCCGCTCCGAGTACGACGGTGACCATGAATGGGAAGATGTGGTTACCGAACTGGTTTTGACCAAGTGGGGCGGTGACCGCTGGATTGTGCGCGGCTCCAAAGGCGAGGCGTGGGCTTGCGACTGCGCCAAGACGGGCTACGACGAAGATGCATATGAGGCATCGGATGATGTGGAGCCGTTTGATGAGCCTACGCTTCTGGAAGTAGAGAACGACAAGCTGCGCGAGCTGCTGCGGGACACTCTTACGACCATCAGCTGGTGCACGATTGATTGCTGCCCGTCTGACAGCAAGAAGCGAGAGCTGAATGCACGCGCGTGCGAGCTGGGAATCGAGTTGAACGACTGTGAGTGATGTGGAAAAACTCATGTGGTTGGTGGCAATCATCGCATGCCCGCTTGTCGTTCTGGTGATGCCCGACGCGGAGGCTGACGATGGGAACTAACTTCTATCTCAGGCGCAAGGAGCCAACCGTCAAGGACACCGTTCACATCGGCAAGCGCTCGTGGGGATGGCTGTTTCACTGGGACTCGTGCGACGAGTCTGAGTATCCGCGATGGTGCGACGAAGACCCCTCCGCATACCAGTCGGAATCGCTGCCGCACAGCATAACCTGCGTCGATGACATACGTGCATATCTGAGGACAGACGAGTGGGAGCTGGTTGACGAGTATGGCGAGGTATACCCCGACTGGGAGGCCGAGATAGACGGCTTCTGCAACTGGGACGGCGGCAAGTCGAGCTACAACAAGAGGCACCCTGACGAGCCAGTGACGTGGGAAGTCCACACGCCGTCTGGATACCACGACAAAGAGGGCCAGATATTCGACCGTGGAAGCGGTTTCTGCTAGGGAGGAAACATGAGGACAGAAATTGTGATTCCGTTTGCCTTTGACACGGCACCAATCGAGAAGCTGTTGGAAGAACAGGGCGAGGCCGAGGTCATGCGCATCCTGTCAGAGAAGGTTGACAGCGCCGTGATTGCAAACCTACCCATGAAGAACGATGGGTACGGCTACAACGCCAAGAAGGTGCCCGACTGGCGCGGGTTCCTAGAGAACCGCTTCTCCCGCTGGCTTGACGAGCATACGCAGGAAATCATTGACGAGGCAGCGCTGCTGATGGCGGCGAAGGGTTCGCGCAAGAAGGCGTGGCGCGAGGTTCTTGCCGAGGTCAAGGCCGATGAAGGAAAACAGCAAGAGTAGGGTCATGGTCGTTCAGGTCTGCGAGGAATGCGGGGCCGAGTTCCCGATATGGCGGCGCAAGAGCAGACTGAAGGACGATGACCATGTGAAGCACCTATATTGTCCGACCTGCAAGAGGGTCACGGCCCACAAGCAAAGAAGGGAATGGTAATGGAGCGAGAGTACGACTACAACAAGGCACCCGACAGCCTGATTGCCGCAATCAACGAGGCGGCACTGGGAGCAGTGAACCGAGTGTTCAAGATGCTCGCCATGCGCAAGGTGAAGGTACAGCTTGACGAAGGCGCGTTCATGCCAGAGCGTGCACACGACACCGACGCTGGTGCCGACATTCGGACGCCCGTGTCGTTCGTGCTTGCCGCGAGGTCGAGCCACACCGTCAACACTGGCGTTCACATCCAGATTCCGTCGAACACCAAGTGCGACATTCGCTCGAAGTCTGGGTTGAACACCAACCACGATATCATCAGCGAGGGCCTGATTGACGAAGGTTTCAGCGGCGAGATTCGAGTGCGGTTGCACAACCTGAGCGACGAGCCGTACACGTTCAGTCGCGGTGACAAGATTACTCAGCTCGTGGTGACGCCTGTGTACTACCCTGAGTTTGAAGAGGTCGAGCAAGTCGAGGGCGGGGAGCGTGGCGAGAATGGCTACGGAAGCACGGGACGGTAAGATGGGAAAGTACGAGTGCATTGCAGTGTGCGTGCTGTTCGTGAGTGTGGCTGCGGTCCTGTGCTGCATCGCCCTGAGCGGATGCACGACGTCGCTTGCGTACTAGCTCCCATAGCATAGCGGTGAGTGCAGGGGCCTCATAAGCCCACGGTCGCAGGTTCAAATCCTGCTGGGAGCACCAAGAAACACGTTCGGAGCCATCCATTCGGGTGACTCCGAACTTTTATGCAGGAGTGTTCCAGACTGATGCAAAACGACAGACGTAATATTCACGGACAATTCCAAAGATTCTCGCAGGCAGTCGGCCTACCATCTGCTATACTAGACTCATCGAGAAGGGAAACCCCGAGTAGATGGGAGTATGTCATGAGCAACAAGATGAGCAAGACCTACTGGAATGGCTACCACGCGATGAAGCGTCTGGCCTACGACTACTGCAATGCCGACAAGGCGTACATGGAAATTTACAACAGCAACGCCAGTAACGAGTTCGTCAGAGGTGCGGATCGTGCTTGGCGCTACATCAAGCGCGTGGGCGTCCAGAACATCACGGCATAGGGTTTGGAGGTTTGACAATGATTCTCAGAAGTGCATACGTCACCAGCGACGGCGGGGAGCAGGAGCCGTGTCCCTTCTGTGGGAGCACCGACACGAGCTGGCGAGAGGGTGGCCCGTACTCGTATGACCAAATCTACTGCAACCATTGTCTGACGGAGTTCACGTTCTACCCGCCCGCTGGCACGCATCGAATCGGTGGCCCGCAGCTGACGGAGACGTTGGAGCGGTGGAATCAGAGGGCGGACCCCGACCCAGACTGGTGCCCCTTCTGTGGGTGCGAGGCGGTGGAGTTCGACGGCATCATGAACTACTCGACATTCTTCGCGGATGCCTATTGCCCAGACTGCCGAGTTCGGTTCGAGTTCCAGAAGGTCAAGAAGGTCAAGGTAGAGGCAAACAACCCGAAGAAGGCAAGGAAGGCGTTCGGAAAGAGGGTGTAGGCATGAGCACGCGAAGCGCGACAATCATCCAACAGGCAACCTACTGGGGCGAGCAGGCAGAGACCGAAGAGCTGCTGAGATTCTATCGCCACTATGACGGATACCCCGAGGGGCATGGGCTGGACATGGCCCGCGCGATGAGGAAGGCAGACCAGTCTGGAATCGCGGTTGACTACTGGGCAAGCACGCTTCTTGGCTACATCTGCGACGGCTCAATGCCAATCGAAATCGAGCCGCACAGCTGCGAGCACGGTGACATTGAGTTCCTGTACGTGGTTGAGGGCATCGTTGACCATAGGTGGGGACGCAAGAGGGACAACACCATGCCAGTGACAATCAGCGTCTATTCAGTCGGGTGGGATGATTCCTATAGCAGCATACTGAAGCGCGAGCCGATATTCAGCGGCACGGCATACGAGTACATCGAGAGGTTCGGGAAGGAGCGGCAATGAGCGAATGGGTGGGCGAAGGTTGGTATCGCATCGGTTGGTCTGATGGCGGTATGGACTGGACCAGCAACGGGCCATGCTGGTATGAAACCGAACACGAATTGAATGATGAGCTGTACGTGGCACGGCAGTATGAGACAGAAACTCACCTACTGTTCGTGGAGTACATGGGAGACGATGATGAGGCAAAGGAGCAGTAATGGACGTTAGCGGCATGACACTTGAGGGATTCTTTCTTGCAGACTACGAGCGCATGCGCAAGCGCATCACAGAGCTTGAAGGCGAGGTAAAACGACTCACGCCAGACGGCTATGGCTGCATCGACCAGCACCAGACGTGCGACGCGGTGAAGGTCGAGGTCGCGAGCACCTACGCGCTCAAGGAACTGGTCCGCAACGGAATGGGGCTTGACAAGATGCGAAAGGCCCACGGCATGGCCAACGATGACCTGTGGGCGTGGGCAACTAAGCGCTACCGCTCATCGAGCTACGGGAGCATGACCCAACCCATAGAGGTCAGCTACCACAAGTACCAGTACACGCTGACCTTCAACGAGACTCGTGGTTGCCACACCTATGTCACAGATGGGAACGGCAACGCAGAGCTGATTGAGATTGACCAGATGGAAGAGCAGATGGTCGGCAACCTGAGCCAGTGGTGCCGAGCTGAATATCTCGACAAGCTCAAGCCCGCGGCGCTGTCAGAGCTTCGGGGCCATCTGAAATCCGCAATCACGGACCTTGAGAAGAAGGAGCAGTAATGGAGATTCAGGTCACGCAAGACGACACGAACGGCGGTGACCCGCAATGAACAAGTACGACTTCATCCGCGAGATGGTCCCGCTGCACGGCTGCAGGTGGGTGGCCGAGGCGCTGGGAGCCACGGAGACGGACGTTCGCGACGCTTGCGGGTACTTGGGCGTGAGCACGCGCGTGCGGACGTCAGACGGGCGCTCAGGCACTCATGGGGCCATCTCCGACGCGACGTGGACGGAGGCAGAGGCGGCCGCGGTGTACGCGCTCTACCCCACGCGCGGGACGAACATCCCGAGCGTGCGGGAGCGGCACTCGGCGGCGGCGGTGAAGCGGTGGGCGTCGCGCCACGGCGTCCGCGCCCCGCGCGCCGTGCCGTGGACGGACGCCGAGGTGGCCGTGCTGCGACGCGAGTACCCGGAGCGCGGCGGCGCGATACCGGAGCTGCTGGACGGCGGGCGGCGCAGCGTCTCGGCCATCAGGCAGAAGGCCAGAGCGCTGGGGGTGCAGTGCTATGCGCACTAGGTTCTGGCTCCCGTGGGAGGAGCACGGCGAGGGCTACAGCGTCATCGACAACCACGGACGTGCGTGCGTGGCGTACCTGGCGGAGCGCATGGCGCGGGCGACGGGTGCGCCCGAGCGGCTGATGGAGGAGCGCATCTACCGCCTAGTCGGGTGGACGTGCGCGACGAAGAAGGAGGACGAATGAGGGCGATGGCGCGGCCGCTGCGCGAGTGCCCCTTCTGCGGCGGCGAGGCGGTCACGCAGCAGTCGCGCGTCGGAGTCGGCACCACGCAGCGCGGCGGGTACGTCTTCTTCGTGCGCTGCAGGCTGGCGAAGTCCGCGCGGGTGACGCCGTGATGCCGTGGTGGGTCGTGGCGCTCGTGGCGCTGGGCGTGGCCGCGCTGGTGGCGCTGGTGGCGCTGGTGAGCGGCGTGGAGGACGAGGAGATAGACGAGCGGAGGAGGGACGAATGCAGGAGAAAGAGGGACGAATGAGCGACTTCGATTTGAGCGAGACGGTGGGCGAGCTGGAGAACATGGTGAACGCGGCGTGGGACGCGGGTTACGCCAAGGGCGTCGATTGGGCCAAGAAGTGCGGCGGCGGCATCGACGCCATGACCGACGCCGAGCTTGCCGAGCGCGGGCTGGTGCGCAAGAACAAGGAGCATGTTGTCTCTTATGCCACCGTTGAGGTCACGCCGCATATCGACTGGTCGCGCATGGCCGATGAGTTTGATGAGTTCGTCGAGATTGTTCGCGGCATGGCGGGCGGTGCGGAGTGACAGCACCCGAACGTGCCAAAACTGCAGGTAAGTGGTATAATTTGACTGTTCAGGTAGCGGCTGAACAGACAATCAAATATACTGCTGAATGCGCCATCGGTGTGAGAGCCGCTACCTCTCTGCCGATGGCGTTTCGTTTGGAGTAGCGGTCCAGATGAGTAGAGCTAAAGATTTGACTGGCATGAGGTTTGGTCGGCTCACTGTTATTGAGCGTGTACCGAGCAAAAGTAGACACGCAAGGTGGAAGTGCCTGTGTGACTGTGGCAACTACACAGAAGCCTTATCCAACAATCTGAGAAGTGGTGCCAAGGTAAGCTGTGGATGTGCAGCGCATAAAGGTTCGCACGGAATATCGCCATCCAACTACAACGACCTCACTGGCAGGCGCTTCGGGAGATTGGTCGTAATCAAGCGCACCTCTCCTGTTGGTTGCAAAGTTCGTTGGCTTTGCCGCTGCGATTGTGGCACCGAAAAGGATATAGCTGCATACGAGCTTACTAGTGGCAACACAAAGAGCTGCGGATGTTTACAAAGAGAAGCACGTCATTTGCGTAAGAACCCAGACGGGAAAGGTACGCGACTCTATGGCGTATGGAAGGGCATAAAGAGCCGCTGCTACACGAAGAGTAATTCTGGTTACAAGCATTACGGCGCTCGTGGAATCAAGATGTGCGATGAATGGCGAGATAGCTATCAAGCTTTCCATGATTGGGCGTTTGCTAACGGCTATGACCCAGACGCTCCACGTGGCCAATGTACCATCGACCGCATTGATGTGAACGGCGATTACGAGCCGTCAAATTGTAGATGGGTTGACGCTGCCACTCAGAATGCCAATCGTCGGCCATTCAAGTACCAAAACGGATGGACTAAGGCTAAGGAGAATGCAGATGCAATTCACTGACGAACAGCAACGCTTCATTGACGAGCACTATCAACTTTTGCCCGTGGACGCGGACGGCGAGCACATCCACATCGGGGACGTGATGGATTCAAGAGTTGATTACCTGTTTGATGGAAAGCCGTTCACGGTGCGGGCGCTAGTGCTTTGTGAGGATGGATGGGAAGCTGCTGATGGTCGTTTCGGCAATCGCTACGAACCAGACTCACTTCACCACCACCACGCCCCCACCGTCGAGGACGTGCTGCGGGAGTTCACGGATGAGGTTTGGAACCGTTGCTGCGAGGGTGCTACGGCGTCCGACAGCGGCATTGACGAGCTGGTGGCCGAGTGTGCCGCCAAGCTCCGTCTGGCAGGCGATGGGAAGGAGGGCTGATGTTGCCCTTTACGACATTCCAGCCCGACCCAAAGAAGGAGACGTCGCTGTGGCTCAGGGTCAAGGTTGACGAGATGCATCAAGAGATAGGCGGACTGATGGTCGCACGCGCGGCGATTGACCAAGAGATAACGCACCGAGAGCAGCTGATAGCACAGTACGTTAGCGAGCTTGCGAGCAGGAAGGACGAGTAATGGAGGGGAAGAAAGACCCGCGCCTCGGCCATCGGTATGCAAAGCCCGGCGAGTGCCCGCGCTGCGGGGCTCCCCTATCTGCCCAGAAACGCCACCCGCGGACAATGGACCTCGCCGGAATGGTGCTGCTATCTGACCTGAGCCCAGTTGATGGATTCAGGTGCCCGTCGTGCGGACGGGCCTTCGTCGTCGAGGAGCTGGAGTGCGACGAGACCTACGTCTACGACTGGAAGGAACGGTTTGAGTTCGCCGCCAACTTCTGCCCGAGCTGCGGGGCGCGGGTGGTGAGCGACGGTGAGTGATGACTTCGATGACATGGTTGTCGAATCCGAAAACTAGCTGGATTTCTCGCTTGACGTCACCGCGAGCCATAAGCTATACTATACCTAGCGAGAAGGGGAAACGGACCCCTACGAGTAGACGGGAGTATGGTCATGACCAAAGACGGCAAGCTGAGCGCACGCGAGCGCGACACACTGCTGAGGGCTAGAAGGATTCTCGACGCATGGATTGAGCGTCAGGAGGCGGCGGGCAAGACCTCCGACAACAGCTTCCCAGTGCACGACGCCTACGAGGCAATCTACTTTCTGGACGAGTTCGCCTATCAGACGAGGGGTGAGTGACATGAACGACATTTACGCAGAAGTCCACCGCAGGCAGTACGAGCGCTACCTTCGGAGGGAGGCGCAGAGGCAGTGGGAGGCCGAAAGGCCCAAGCGCATCCTCGGGTACCTGATTACTGGGGTTCAGCTCGTCATCGTGTCGATTATCTTCTATGCGTTTCTGTTCGCTCTAGCCCTTTGGGCTTCGATGTAGGGAGGTCATCGTGATTCTGACCAACAAGCTCAACCTGCCACAGCCGTTCGTGGACGCGGCAACCAATGACCACGAGTACACCGAAGGCCGCTACAGCGTGACCGAGCTTCTTGGAGGCACCTGCGAGGCCATCCTCAAGCGCAGGCACGCCGACGATATCGAAGAGGACGTGTCTGACCGCGTTTGGGCCATCTTGGGGACCGCAGTTCACGAGATTCTGCGTCAGGCAGAGGCATCCGAGAGCCAGATTCAGGAGAACTGGCTGAGCGTAAAGCTCGAAGGGCTGGCGAGCGGCTACGAGCTGTCAGGCATCTTCGACCTCTACGACGATTCGACAGGCACCGTGACCGACTACAAGAACGCGGTGACAATCAAGTGGCAGAAGCAGGATTTCGAGGACTATCGCATGCAGACCCTGCTCTACTGCTGGCTGTTGCAGCAGATTGGGTTCGCGGCGTGGAACGGTGAAATCGTCATGATTCTGCGCGACTGGTCCAAGGGCAAGGCCAAGTTCGACAAGGACTATCCGCAGAAGCAGGTGCAGCGCGTGTCGTTCCACTTCTCCGACAAGGACATGGAGGAAGCCGAGGAATTCGTCTACATGTGGTTCATCATGGTCAAGCACGAGGAAGCGGTGCCAGACGATTGCCTTGAGCCGTGCACGCCTGAGCAGCGCTGGCACAAGACCGACAAGTGGGCCGTGAAGAAGAAGGGCCGCAAGACAGCCGTAAGGGTCTATGAGAGCGAAAAGGACGCAAGGGTCAGGGCTATGGAAGAGAACAAGAAGGCCGACTCCAACGACCTATACTACGTCGAGTTCCGAGAGGGCGAGGACACGCGCTGCCAGTCGTATTGCTCGGTGGCTCAGTTCTGCCCATACGGGAGAAAATTCTTCCAAGAAAGCTAATACAGTCGGGCTAGTTGTTAGGCGATTACAGGCAAAGGACCTGTGACGTACAAGGAAAAGGAGAAAGAAAATGGCAGTTAAGAAGACGAGCACGGTCACCATCAACGCGCCTGAGTTCGAGGTCGTGGAGTTCAAGATTGTCGGTGACACCCCGCTCATCGTCCATGCGTGGGACGAGAAGGCCAAGCGCATGATGCTCGACAAGCAGATGGGCAAGGCAGGCAAGACCAAGCACGAAATCAAGGTGCCTGTGAATGACTTTCTCAATTCTTTGTACTGGTTGACCGAGAAGCCCCAGAACGGCATCGATGACGCCGACGCTCAGGCCAACTTCGACGCGGCCGTTGCGGCAGGTGCCAAGTTCGGGTTCTCCATTGGCGGCATCAAGCAGTCGTTCATCACGGGAGCCGCCCGAGGCGGGCTTGATGTGCGAATGACGGAGCTTCGAGGCGCGTTTTTCCTTGAGGGTAACACCGAGGCGAGCAACTTCGACTTCGCAGAGATTGTCGGGCCAGCACCCGTCATGCGCGAGGACATGGTGAAGGTCGGCGGCATGAGCAAGACCGCAGACATCCGCTATCGCGGAGAGTTCAAGGAGTGGGAGATTCCCCTCAAGATGCGCATTAACAAGAATGGAAAGTACAGCATCGAACAGATTCTCAACTGCGTGACTATGGGCGGATTTGTGACTGGCATTGGCGAATGGCGACCCGAGCGTGACGGCCAGTTCGGAATGTATAGCCTCCAGTTCTAGGGCAAGTTCGGGGGCGGGTATCCATTCCCGCCCCGTTTTTGGCAGGCGTGGCAACGTATGGCACTGCGAGGTTTGGCCGCGTGGGGCACGGATTGGCTTAGTATGGCAGGCCCGGTCTGGTTCGTTCTGTTCGGGTATGGCTCGTTTCGCTGTGGTTTGGTGTTGTGCGGTTTTGTACGGCAGGCTCGGTGAGTTCCGGTTTTGTCAGTTAAGTTACGGCAGGGTCCGGTGCGGTTTGGCAGGCAAGGTTCGGTCAGGTGTTGCTCGGTTAGGTCAGGTTTTGCGGGGTCGCGTTCGGCATGGCAGGCAAGGTCAGGCACGTTATGGACGGTTGTGCGAGGTTGTGCGCGGCGAGGCCCGGCAAGGTTCGGTATGGCAGTCAGGGTTAGGTTAAGCAGGGTTAGCATGGGTAAGGTTAGGCTGGGCAGGCTTGGCAAGTTTCGTTAGGCAGTGGTTCGTTGCGGTCAGGTAGGGCAGGCTAGGCTCGGTTCGTTCAGCAACGGCGAGGTGGTGTCTGTTACGGAATGGCATGGCTGGCAAGGAATCAATCAGGAAAGGAGACAGCATGAACAATGCAGCATGGGCAGACGGTAGCCGAATGCCCGGTGACGCGAACGTAGCGGCAGAGGTCTGCGCGAAGCTAGAAGCGGAAGGCAGGCTCAACGCCCAAAACCTCGTGGACGTGAGCCGAGACAAGGACGCCCCGCTCCATGACATGTTCGAGTGGGACGATTCCATAGCGGCAGAGAAGTACCGCGAGGAGCAGGCGAAGAAGATTATTCGCTCAATCGTCTACACGGTCGAGGACAAGCCCATCACCACCAGAGTCTTTCAGTCGGTCGGCCCGAAGTCATACGAGAAGGTCGAGCGAATCATGCAAAGTGACGAGAAGCGGAAGTATCTGCTCAATGCGGCAAAGGCTGAGCTTGCTGCGTTCAAGCGCAAGTATCAAGTGCTCACCGAACTGTCCGAGGTCTTTGCCGTGATTGATAAGGTCAACGCGAGCTAGAAGACGTTGCGTGTGGCTTGGGTTAGTCGTGGTGCGGATTGGCACGGCAGGCAGGGCTTTATTAGGTGAGTTGCGGCATTGTCGAGTTCCGTGAGGGCGAGGACACCAAGTGCGACAGCTATTGCCCTGTGTCGGATTTCTGCCCGTTTGCCCGTGCGAAGAAGTCAGACGTATAGCAGATTGAAGTATGATATACTAGCGCTCACACACAGAAAGCAAGGAGAGTGAATGCTGAGCGAGAAGGAGAGGGCCGAGCGACAGCGTGAGGCCAATCGCAGATACGCTGCCAAGGTCGTTCAGGTGCTCCTGCGGTTCAACCCAGAGCGTGAGCCTGAGCTGGTCGAGAAGCTGAGCGCCGTGCCCAACAAGTCGGGCTACATCAAGGGCCTGATGCGGGATGACCTAGGGAGGTCAGATGGTTAGCACTGACCAAGCCGATTCATCACGAGTTCGCAAGCAAGGGGAAGGAGACCGCATGAGGCCCATGCCAGAACTTGAGGTCGTGAAGGTACCTACCGCTGACCTCCTAGAATATCAGAACAACGCCAAGGAACATCCATCGCTCCAAGTTGACCAGATAGCGGCATCGATTGAGCAGTTTGGTTTCAACAATCCAATCCTCGCATGGCACAACGATGACGGGGATCCTGAGATTGTGGCAGGCCACGGACGCCTGCTGGCGGCTCGCAAGCTCGGTCTGGAAGAGCTTCCCGTCGTGTTCCTCGACCACATGAGCGAGGAGCAGCGCAGGGCGTACATTTTGGTTGACAACCAACTCACGATGAACAGTGGCTTTGACATAGACATCCTTCAATCAGAGCTTGACAAGATTACGTCGATAGACATGTCCGACTTTGACTTCGAGATAGTCGCAGACCAACCAAATCTAGACGAGGAAGACATGCCAGACCTAGAGGAAGTCGGATTGCGACCGTTCGAAAAGGTGCACTACCTCATCACAGTTGACATCAACAAGAACGACGAGGTAATAGACGCGATAATGGCCCTTCAGGAGGTTGATGGTGTCGAGGTCAAAACAACTCTCAACTAGCGGAATGGGTCACTCAATACAGACCGACAATGCGAAGCTTTCAGAAAAGGTCTATCTAAGGAAAGTCGCAACAAGCCACCTCAATGAGCTTAAGGTACTAGACCTCTTCGCAGGTGAAAACGTGCTGTGGTCGTATTTCCAGTGCTCCAGATACTATGGTGTCGAGCAGCAAAAAGGCAAAGGCAAGAACCTCTACGCCGACAACAGAAAAGTAATACCAACGATCGACCTGTCTGGATTCAATGTTATCGACATCGACTCCTACGGTATACCGTTCGAACAAGTGGAGCAAATCTTCCGAAACTGTACCCTAAAAAAAGGAACGGTAATAGTCTACACATGCATCGGCAACTCAATCTCTTCGATTGGAAATGCGGCAATAAGGCACTTCGGAATCGAGGAGATGTACAAAGAGGCGCCCACCCTCTTCAACGGCTACGGAAGGGAATACTTCCATGCCATGCTTTACGAGAACGGAATTAGGACGATAACCGTCTACAGACCAGAAAGAACGTCATTTGACAAGGAGTATGGGTACTTCATCGTATAGAATATGCTATAATATTAATGTGGCAAAAAGCCACAAGGCAAAAGGCCAAAGGAGGAGCCATGTCCGTAATCTATACGCCGAAAGGCAGGGCTAGGGAGTATAGCCCAAAGGCACTGAACATCTATATGACCTGTACACATGGGTGCAAGTACTGCTATGCCCCAGCAATCAAGCACATGACCCAAGAGGAGTACGGAAAGAAGCCTTGGCCCCGTTGGGACATAGCAAAAAAGCTAGAACAAGAACTGGAAAAAGGTGATGTCCCGAAAGAGCAAGTCCTGCTTTCATTCATCGGAGACGTGTACTGTGACGCCATGGACTCAAACCAAGCGACAAGGGACTGCCTAGAAATCCTAGCACGCTACAAGGTCCCAGTCGCAATCCTCACCAAAGGGGGAGATAGGGCACTACGAGATATCGATGTGTTCGAACAGTTCGGCGAGCACATACAGGTAGGCACCACGTTGACATTCGCCTCGGTCAAAGACAGCAAAGAGTGGGAGCCGAATGCCGCACTTCCAAGGGAACGGTGCAACATGCTTAAGACCCTCCACGACGCTGGAATCAGGACCTTCGTAAGCATGGAGCCTACGATAGACCCAAAGCAGACCATAGGACTCATCAAGCACACGCTTGACTATGTGGATGTGTACAAGGTCGGCAAAATCAACAACTACAAAGAAATCGACAAAACGATAGACTGGACGGCGTTCCTCAGCGAGGCCGTCGCAATCTTAAGGGAAGCTGGAAAGCAGTTCTACGTCAAGCACGACCTCAGAGAGGCGGCACACTCCGTGAGGCTCTACGGAAACGAAGTCCTAGCAGACGAGCACAACGTCCACTAAGGAACGACCATGGGAAAGCGCACCAAAGACCTATGCAAAGTCATAGCGGAATGCGTGAAGCGCGGCGAGCTTACCAAGCAGCAAGGCAGAACGCTCATCGGTCAGGCAAAACACGGTGATTACGATGGTGCCATGCGCGGGATAGAGAGGATTTACAACCGTGGCTAACGAGCAGAACCTACGCCCATCAGAGCACAAGTTCACCCAAGAGGAAGCCAAGAAGGGCGGGCGGGCCTCTGCTGAGTCAAGACGAAGGCGCAAGGCAATGCGCGAGGCTTTTGACGAGCTTCTGTCACGCGAGTTCACCGACAAGGAGGGCAACACCGCCGATGGGGTGACAGCCCTTGTGACTAGGGTGTACCAGAAGGCGCTCAAGGGCGACATGCGAGCAGTCCAATTCATCCGTGACACCGTTGGCGAGATGCCCGTACAGCGCGTCGAGGTGGACACCATAGACCCTCAGGCACGCGAGAGAGTAGAGCGCATTCTGTCAGAGGATTAGTTTTATATCCATTCCCAATGTGGTACCATATATAAAACGATTCAGGAGGCGTATATGGTCGAGCGTTGGGAATGGATTGTCTACAACGGGCATGACTTCACTGGCAAATACATGGTGTCTGACAAGGGCAGAGTCAAGAGCGTTGCCAGAAGGAACAAGTTCTATGTCCAAAGGGAAGACAGGATTCTCAAACAGCGCGACGGAAGCGGCAGGGGCAATACCACCTACAAAGAGGTCACGTTGTGGGATGACGGCAAGCAGGTGGACGTTGAGGTGCATCGTCTCGTGGCGACCGCGTTCATCCCAAACAACGAAAGCCTAAGATGTGTGAATCACATCGACGGGGACGGCTCCAACAATGAAGTATCCAACCTAGAGTGGTGCAGCCATAAGGGGAATGCCAGACACAGCGTTGACGTTCTCGGCAACAACCCGCGAAGATGGAAGATGAAGGCAGTCGCGCAGGTGACCGAGGACGGCGAGCTGGTAAAGGTCTGGGACTGCGCATGGGATGTCCAGCGGGAGCTTGGAATCAGCCAAGTCGGCATAAGCAGGGCCGCGAGAAGAGTAAAGAAAAGCGGCATCTTCAAGGGCTTTAGGTGGGACTACGTGTGATGGATGCCGAACAGCTCATACGTGAACTAAAGGCAAAGCCCGACAACTACCTGCGGCTCATGGGCTTCGGCAGGAAGAGTCCCATATATCGCGAGTGGATGCGGATAATGGCCTTTGGCAAGGAGGACGCAACCATTCAGGCGTTCCGTGGCTCTGGCAAGACAACGTGCGTCGCTGGCTCACTGGCGCTCATGATGGTGCTTTACCCGAACACCCGAATAGCGTTCATGCGCAAGACCGACTCAGACGTGAAGGAGGTCATAGCGCAGGTGAGGAAGATGCTCGAATCGGAGGACACGCGGGCAATCTCACTGGCCATATGGGGCGTTCAGGTGGTGTTGATTACATCGACCCAGAACGAGCTATCGACCAATCTCACCAACGACCCGCGCGGAAGCTCGCAGCTCACGGGGATGGGCGTCAACGGCTCGCTGACGGGCAAGCACTACGACGTCATATTCACGGACGATATAGTGAACCTCAAGGACAGGACTTCGAGGGCTGAGCGCGAGCACACCAAGTCCGTCTATATGGAGCTTCAGAACATCAAGAACCGTGGAGGCAGAATCGTCAACACCATGACACCGTGGCATGTTGACGACGCAGGGAGCTTGATGCCCAAACCACGCAAGTGGGACTACACCACCATGCCAGAGGTCATGACGGAGGAGGACGCCAAGCACGTCAAGGAGCGCATGACCCCGAGCCTGTGGGCGGCAAACTACGAGCTACGGTTCATCCCCTCCGATGACGTGATATTCACCAGCCCAAAGACGGGGGCCGACCCGAGCCTCGTGGAGGGCGGCGAGTGCCACGTGGACGCAGCCTACCACGGGGAGGACTTCACCGCCTTCACCGCAATGGCTGTCCACGACGGAGTCAGGTACGTGTACGGCAGGATGTGGCGCAAGCACGTGGATGACGTCATGCCCCTCATCATGGATGACTACCGCAGGCTCATGCTCGGAAGGCTCTACACGGAGACCAACGCCGACAAGGGCTACAGCGCGAGGGCCTTCAAGGACATGGGCGCTAGGGTGGTGCCGTACCCTGAGAGCATGAACAAGCACATGAAGATCGTCACCCACCTGAAGGCGGCGTGGCCCTCAATCGTGTTCGTAGAAGGCACGGACAAAGCCTACATAGACCAGATATGCGACTACACCGAGGACGCGGAGCACGACGACGCGCCTGACAGCCTTGCAAGCCTGTGCCAGCGAGGCAGGTTTCGCACAGGCGAGCGCGTGTATCACTTTGGCTAGCTTTATGCAGGCGGGTGCCGTGCGGGAGCGGTGCCAGCCGCAAGATTATGCAGCAGATTGGTGAAGATAGTCGTTGCTCTACCTGCCGAGTATATGCTATACTATACCTAGCAATGGGGGGGGCACAGGCCAACCCCAGAGCCGAAGGGAGCACGCCATGACCGACATCACCGCCAACGAGTTCAACGCCCCGATTTACTCTCTCATCGAAATGGCAGAGCAGAAGGCAGCGGAGTTTGACATGAGCTGGACGACCGAGTACCAGCTGGTGGAGGTCGAGAAGACCAAGGACGACAGGGACTACGAAGGGTTCGAGCTTTAGGAGAAAGACATGGCAAAGATTCAGGCAGGGGACATCATCAGGTTCGCGAGCGGTAGGGAGGAGTACGTCTTCGACTGCGGTGACGGCATCCTCGGGACCAACGCCTGCAACGAGAGCTGGATTGCGAGAGGACTCCGAGAGTACGGCGACGAGTGCTACCCGCTGACCGCAGACGAGATTGAGGAGGCCGAGGTCGTGGGTCACCTCGGGAACGGGTGGATTTCGGACGCGCTGAAGTGGAGGGCAGGCACCAACTAGCAACGGGCGCATAGCACATGACTGGGGTCGCATCGGTGACGGTGCGGCCCTTTTCGTTTGACGCGGTGGCATGGCCGTGATACACTCACCGCGAATATGGGCAGCGAGGAACCGTCTGCCGCAATCAGGTGGCGAGGAACAGTCCACCAAAACTCCGAGGAAATGGAGACAAGTTGGCACTCACAGTCAAGCTTCTCAAGGGCATGGGCATCGATGAGGACAAGATTGAGGCAATCATCGCAGCGCATACCGAAACGGTCGAAGGGCTGACGAGCCTAAGAGACAAGTACAAGAAGCAGGCTGAGCAGGTGCCAGACCTCCAGAGGCAGTTGGAGGAGGCCAAGGCCGCATCTGACGATAGCGAGTGGGAGCAGAAGTATCAGGACGAGCATCAGGCGTTCGAGGACTTCAAGGCCCAAGTCGCAACCGAGAAGGCAGAGGCGGGCAAGGCGCAGGCGTATCGTGGCATGCTGATGGCTGCGGGAATCGACCCGAAGCGCATCGACGCAATCATGCGCGTGACCGACCTGTCTCAGGTCGAAATGGAGGATGGCAAGCTGAAGGACACCGAGAAGCTTCAGGAGTCCGCGAAGCAGGAGTGGGCAGACTTCGTAGTGAAGTCGAGCACTCAGGGCAGCAACCCCGCGACCCCTCCCGAGCACAAGGAGAAGATGCCCGAGGGCGCGGACCCAGAGATTGCCAAGCGCATGCAGGAGCGCCACGAGCGCATGTTCGGAACATCACAGGCAAAGGAGTAAGCAATGAGCTACTTCGACGGCCCCAACAGGGGCTACGGCTGGGCAGCAGGCCACTTCCTCGTCAATGACGAGACGTGCGTCCGCAAGTCCCACATCATCCCCGCAGACCACCCGCAGGTGCAGACCCGCGACAACGGCCGCAAGGTCGTTCCCGCTGGCGCCGTCATCGCTGGCGTCGGTCTGGTCTATGAGGACATCGACGTGACCGAGGGCGCGAAGATGGGCAGCGTCGTGACCGAGGGCACCGTCTACGCAGACCGACTCCCCGCTCCCATCACCGAGGCCATCGACGGAATCACGGTCATCAAGTCCACCCCCGCCGTCACCCGCCCGTTCTAAGGAGTCCCAGACATGGCAAAGTTCATCAACGAGACGCTGGGCATGCTCAACCCTGCGGACACCCTGACCACGGGCTTCCAGACGGTCGCCCGCCCGAACGACCCGCTTGAGGGCCTGTTCGCCGACCAGACCACCCCGAACCTCGTCGCCACCTACCACACGATGGCGTCCGAGTACTCCATCCCCCAGATGGCCCAGTTCCACGCCTTCGACGTCCCCGCGCAGAAGAGCATCCCTGCCCCCATCGACGAGCACAACGTGGAGAAGGGCCTCATCAAGGTCAAGCGCAACACCACCGAGCTTCTGCGACAGCTCACTGGCCGTGGCGTTACTGCCGAGCCTGAGCTGTACAACGCGGTCATGGACTTCGCTGGCGACCTCTCCAATCAGGTCGTGACCCGCGCCAAGGTGGCCCGTGCCGAGCTTCTTGCGACTGGCAAGGTGACCATCAAGGAGAACGACATCGACCTCACCATCGACTATGGCGTTCCCTCTGACAACCTCGCAAAGACGCTCGACCTCGGCGCTGGTGCGGCCAAGGACCCCGCCACGCAGATTCAGGAGCTTGTGGACGAGGCCGCAGACAAGGGCGTCACCCTCACTGGCATGATTTGCGCACGCTCCACCCTCACCAAGATGCGTCAGAACAAGAGCATCCAGAAGGCCATCAACGGCGTGAACATGGAGGGCGTGCTCGTCACCAACGCGCAGCTCCGCGCTTGGCTCGATGATGAGTTCGGCATCACCACCGTCATCACCGATGACCTCAGCTATTCCACGCCCTACACCATGGACGCCAACGGTCGACCCGTGGTGCACCAGCACCGCTACTACGACAAGGCCAAGGTGACCTTCTTCGGCACCTCCAACGGCATGCGCCTCGGCGCTGGCCTGTGGGGCGTCCCGCCCGAGGTCGACCTTGCCTCCTACTACGAGGGCGGCGTGATTAACCGCGACATCTACGTCTACATCTCCCAGTGGTCCGAGAAGGACCCCGCCGTTCTGTGGACCAAGGCCTCCGCGCTCTTCATGCCCGTGCTGTTCAACCCGTACTCCCTGTACGTGGCGACCGTCACCGAGACCCCGGGTGCCTAGGATGCTTGTCGAGGCCCTGACGCGCTTCCGAGACCTCAAGGCCAACGCCTACCGCGAGGCGGGCGAGCGCTTCGAGGTCGACCCCAAGCGCCTAGCAGAGATTAACGGCGCAGGCTACGGCATGCTCGTCCGCAAGGCCGAGGAGACGCCCAAGCCGCGTCGCACCCGCAAGCCCAAGGAGGACTGATGTTGGACGCAGGGACGTTGGAAGACATCCTGTGGCACATCCACAACTGGTTCGAGCGAGAGCAGATTCCAGTCAGCACGTGCTGCATCGATGACGGCTCGCTCCCTACGTCCATCACCGACCAGATGCTTGACGGCCAGTGGTACCGCATAGAGGGCAGCTGCCTGAACGACGGACTCCACAAGAACCCCGACACAGAGCTGTCCGACGAGACGTTCAACGGGACCATAACGCTGCTTGCGATACCCAAGCCCCTGCTTGCCGTGGCAGAAGAGATATCCGACTGGGTGGCGCTCAACAGGACTGCCACCCAGCAGGCCGCAGCAAGCCCGTATCAGTCGGAGAGCTTCGATGGGTACTCGTACTCCATCCGCTCCGACCTGACGGCAAATTCAGGCTCTGGTGGCCTCACAGGATGGCAGGCGGCGTTTGCCTCGCAACTCAACCCGTGGAGGAAGATGTACTGATGCCTATGCCCGGTATCATGGGAGAGCGTGCCGAGACGTGCGTCCTCCTTGAGAAGACGCGGATACCAGACGGCGAGGGCGGCTGGGAGACTAGGTGGGTCGATGGCCCCGAGTTCAGCGCGACCATCACCCACGCGAGCAGCATCGAGGCCAGAGTTGCCGAGTCGGAGGGCATGACGTCCGCCTTCACGGTCTGGACCGAAAAGGGCACCACGCTCGACTTCCACGACGTCTTCAGGGCCAGTGACGGGCAGGTGTACCGAGTCACGTCGCAGGGCGGGGACGAAGAGACGCCCGACTCCGCGACGATGCAGGTGCAGCACGTGAGCGCCGAAAGGTGGCAGCTGACATGACGCCAGAGGCAGCCGTCTACACGTTCCTCAGCAGCTTCGGCATCCACGCCTACGCTGCCTCCTCGGTGCCAGACCAAGCAACGTTCCCGTACCTCACCTACGACCTTGTGCTGGGCGAGTGGGGACAACCCGAGGTCAACGTGCCAGTCAACGTCTGGTATCGGACCGACTCAGAGGCGCTGCCAAATGCCAAGGTGCGCGAGATTTCGCAGGCGATAGGCATGGGAGGCGTCACGCTCCCCTGTGACGGTGGGATGCTCTGGGTCAAGAAGGGTTCCCCGTGGGCGCAGGCCGTCACCGTTGAGGGCGAGGACGAGAAGGTCAAGCGCCGATACGTAAACATCAACATCGAATACCTGACCATCTAAGGAGACAGGAATGAAGTACACCCAGATACCGTCTGACACCTTCTCGCACCTGCAGCTCAACGCCGGCCTCCTGCTCAAGTCCTTCGCGCCCTCCACGGGCACGCTGGACAAGGCGGACATCCTCGGTGCCACCAGCGGCGGCGTGAAGTTCGCCGCGAAGCCCTCCTATACCGACTTCGGCGAGGACATCGACAACTGCCCCGCCAACATGGCCGAGCTCAAGCGCCTGGACAGCGTCGAGGTGACCATCTCGGGCACCTTCGTCACCGTCTCGACCTCCAGCGCGGCCTCGACCATCGGCGCCGCCGACGTCGACCCCAAGGACCCCACGCACGTCGTGCCGCGCGCCGACCTCAAGGACGAGGACTTCATGGACCTCTGGTGGGTCGGCGACTACAGCGACAAGAACGGCGACAAGAACGGCGGCTTCGTCGCCATCCACATGATGAAGACGCTCTCCACGGGCGGCTTCGCGCTCACGAGCGACGACAAGAGCAAGGGCCAGTTCGACTTCGAGTACACCGCGCACTACAGCATGGACGACCCGACGGCCGTGCCGTACGAGGTCTACATCAAGGCAGGCACCGCAGAGACCACGGGAGCGTAGCAATGAGGCTGTCAGAGGTTCCTGGAGACCGCGCCATCGAGACCATCGGCCGCCTCGCCGGGCCGCTCGTGGCCATCGTCACCGACGAGGACGTGCGCAAGGCAGTCACGGATGCGGGGGGCTCCCAGGCGGACGCCGCCGCGAGGGCCGTGCCGCTCCTCATGCAGCGCCACGCCGGGGACGTGACCGAGTGCCTGGCAGCGGTGGCCGGCGAGACGCTGGAGGAGTACACGTCCTCCCGCAACCTCGCGCAGGTGCTCGGCGACCTGTACGAGCTGCTCACCGACGAGGACGCCGTGGCTTTTTTAGGGTCCAGGCGGCGGACGGCGGGGAGTGCGTCCGACTAGCGCTCGGGGAGTACTCGGGCCCGCGCTCGGCGCGGGCCTTCGTCGCATACGCGGGGGCGCGCCAGCGCAGGGACCGCGACGCGGCCCTGTGGCGCTCCTACGTGGCGGCGTGCCTGCGCGGAGCCGCCGTGGGCGAGCGCCCGGCGCTCTCGTGGGACAACGTCCTGGAGCGCGACCGCAGGCCGCCGGCGCCGCCGATGGACGGGGCCGGGATAGCAGACGACGTGATAGCCCGCGCGGGGCTAAGGGTGGTGTGACATGAACCTGCTGGACCTGATGGTGAGGATAGGCGTTGACGACCAAGCGTCGCCCGAGGTGGAGGGCTTCGCGGGCAGGGCCAAGTCGAGCCTGTCCGCATTCTCCGTGGCGGCGGGCCAGCTCCTCGCCAACGCGATAACGGCGGTGGGCACCAAGACCGTGGAGCTGGGCCAGCAGGCGTTTCAGGCCTACAGCGACTACGAGCAGCTGACCGGAGGCGTGGCCAAGCTATTCGGCAGCGGCCAGACGCTGATAGCGTATGCGCAGGAGCAGGGCAAGGCGGTATCCGAGGTCCGGGACGAGTACAACGCGCTGAACCCGGCTGTCGCGCTGATGAGCGAGAACGCCTCGAAGGCATGGCAGACCGCCGGCATGTCCGCCAATCAGTACATGGAGCAGGCCACCAGCTTCTCCGCCGCGCTCATCAACTCCCTCGGTGGAGACACGCAGAAGGCCGCCGAGATGACCGACGTCGCCATGCGTGCGATGTCCGACAACGTGAACGTCTTCGGCAGCAACATGGCAGACGTGCAGAACGCGTTCCAGGGCTTCGCAAAGCAGAACTACACGATGTTGGACAACCTCAAATTGGGCTACGGCGGCACCAAGGAGGAGATGCAGCGCCTCATCGACGACGCCAACGCGTACGCGGCGAGCATCGGGCAGGCGAGCGACCTGAGCATCGACAGCTTCAGCGACATCGTCACGGCCATCGAACTCGTGCAGGAGCAGCAGGGCATCGCCGGCACCACCGCGAAGGAGGCCGCCACCACGATAGAGGGCAGCCTGAGCATGGTGAGGGCCAGCTGGGAGAACCTTCTGACGGCCATGGGCACGGGCGAGGGGCTGGACGTGGCGCTGGGGAACTTTACTGCATCTCTGGAGACGTTCGGCTCCAAAGCCATCCCCGTAGTGTCGCGCATCGTGGAGAGCGTCTCGCAGGTACTCCCGCCGATGCTCGACCAGCTGGGGCCCGTCATCCAGACTTGGATTGACCAGCTAGCGCCCGTCATCGGGCCGCTGGCGCTGGACGTGCTGAACTCCGTGATGCAGGTGCTCGCAACCAACGCGCCTGCGATACTGACGGTGTTCGGCTCCGCGCTCAACACGGCAATCGACGTGCTCATACTCGACCCAATCATCGACGCGGCCTCTGGCCTCGCGGACGCGGTGGGAGGGGCCATCGCGGGCCTGCCGGACGCCTTCATGTCCCTGCTGTCCTCGGTCATCGACGGCGTGGCCAGCTGGGCCTCGCAGCTCGTGGCCGACGCTGGGCAGGCGGGCAGCGGCTTCCTGCAGGGCGTGGCGCAGTTCCTCCAGCAGCTCCCCGCCAAGGTCCTCTGGGCGCTGACCTTCGCCATAGCCTACGTGGTCATGTGGTCTGGCCAGATGGTCCAGAACGCTATTCAGACGGGCCAGCGGTTCGTGCAGAACGTGGTGACGTTCCTCGGGCAGGTGCCGGGGCGCGTGGCGTCCCTGCTGGCGCAGGCCCTCTCGCGGGCGGCCTCGTTCGCCTCGCAGCTGCCCGCCAAGGCGGCTCAGGCGGCCTCCGGCTTCGCGAGCAGCCTAGCCTCCGGCCTCGCGGCCGTTCCGGGGCAGATGGCGCGCATCGGCTCGCAGATTATACAGGGCCTCGTCGGCGGCATAACCTCCATGGCCTCGCGTGCGGTCAGCGCCGTGAAGGGCGTCGTGAACTCCGCCATCGGCGCGGCCAAGAGCCTGCTGGGCATCGCCTCTCCCTCCAAGGTGTTCGCGGGCATCGGAGAGTTCACCATGCTGGGCCTCGCGCAGGGCATCGAGGACTCCTTCGGGGCCGTGGAGGACGCTCTGGGGGCCACGGTCGGGACCATGGGCGGGGCGGTCCCCGTCTACCAGCTGGAGGCCGTGCCAGCGCAGGGTGGCGGACTGTGGGGCGAGACGGGGGCGGCCGCTGGGGCGCCCGGGTCGGCTGGCGGCGGGGCCACGGTCTACAACCTCACCATCGACGGCGCGACCGTCAACGACGACGACCACGTGCGCGGGCTCTTCCTCGACCTGCTCACGGAGCTGCAGAGAAGGGCGGCGATGAACGTTGGCTAGCTACAGGGGGACGTACTTCCTCGTCTCCGGCTGGCGCGGGAGCGACGGCAGGTGGACCATGGCGAACGTGCCGGTGTACCGGCTCTACAACCCGTTCGTCGGCTACCACATGTACACGACGAGCTACGCCGAGTACACGGGGATGGTCTCGGACGGCTGGCGCGGAGAGGGCATCACCTTCTTCATCGACGGCAGCGGCGACGTGCCGCTCTACCGCCTGTACAACAAGTACAACGGCATGCACATGTTCACCACGGACAAGGGCGAGTACGACAACCTCGTCTCCGCCGGGTGGACCGGCGAGGGCACGGCCATGACGCTCGACTCCACCGGCAACTTCGACGTGTACCGCCTGTACAACCAGTACACGGGGGAGCACCTGTTCACGCCGAGCGCGTCAGAGCGCGACGAGCTGGCGGCCCGCGGGTGGACCGCAGAGGGCACGGCGTTCAAGGCGTACGCCCTCGTCGCGCTCGACACAGCGTCGGACTCGACGGCCGACGGCACCGACGTGCGCCTGGGCGCCTTCTCCTACGCGCGCTCGCAGGCATGGACGCTCGACGTCCGCGCGGACGGGTCGCAGCGCCTGCTGAACCTCCAGACGGGCAGGTGCCTGGCCGTGGCGGGCTCCGCCGTCACCACGGCCGGCGCGAACGTGTGGCAGTGGCACGACGACGGCAGCGAGGGCCTGCGCTGGGCCATCACGCCCACCGGCTCCAAGGCCGCCATCGGCGGCACCGAGTGCGAGCTCGTGACCCTCTCGCCGTCCTCCGGGGCCTCGATGGGCGCCGCGGCGTCCTCGGGGGCGGTGGGCGCGGACGTGCGCCTGGCCGCCCTCCAGGCGTCCAGCGCCCTGCAGCAGTGGGCGCTCCTGCCCATGCCCGCGGTGCGCTCTCGCGGCCTCTACGAGCTGCGCCTCATGGCGAGCCCTGGCCTCGCGCTGGACGTGGCCGGGGCGTCCGCCTCCGACGGCGCGAACGTGATGGTCCACCCGGCCAACGGCGGAAACAACCAGAAGTTCTGGCTTGAGGACGAGGGCGGCGGGTGGTCCCTCCGCGCCGTCCACTCCGGCAAGTACGTGGACGTCGCCGGAGGGGCCATCGAGTACGGGACGAACGTGTGGCAGTGGCGGGACAACGACACGCGGGCCCAGCGGTGGCTGCTCACCGCCACGGGCACGACTTGGCTCGGCGGGGGCTCGCGACAGGTGGTGACCCTCGGAGCCGCAAACTCCGACAGGCTGCTGCTCACCGCAACGGCGGCGTCGGCGGACGCCAGCGCGTACGTGGAGACGGCTGCCGCCAGCGACACGCAGCGCTGGGTGCTGCTCCCCACGGTGGGCGTGGACGGCTCGGTGCCGGTGCCGACGGACCTCTGCCTGTCGTCCGCCGTCGGCCGCCACGAGGGCGGGGACAGGGCCTACCAGGCGCGCTGCTACCCGTCCTGGCGCTGCGCCGACGGGTTCGTGCGCGGCGGCAACCACTACCAGTGCCGCTGGCGGCGCCGCTACCTCCGCACGTCCACCTCGACGTGGACGCCGTGGGAGGGCTGGAACGGGTGGGCAGAGCGCCCGACGTACGTGAAGGGTGGGGTCACGTGGCTCTCGGACGGCGTGGACACCTCGTACGCCGTCGCGGACGCCAAGTCGATGCAGGTGGAGTTCCAGGTGCGCGCGGCCGCGGCCGACGGCGGCGGCCTGCTCGTCGGGGGCGCGGCGGACGCCGTGCACTCCGTGTCCTTCGTGCCGTCAATGCGCTTCGAGCATGCCGTCGGGGTCACCCCGGACGCCATCGGGCTGCGCGTGTCGAGCGACTACCCGGGCGAGTCGACGCTCTACGTCAAGGAGGTGCGCGTCAACGGCACGAACGCGCTCTACCCAGACGGCCGGCAGGGCTTCGGCCACGTCACCCAGACCCCGCAGCTGGTCGAGGTGCCCCTCAGCCACCTGAGCAGGGTGCCCGCGGACGGCGACGCGATAGAGGTCGTGTACCAGGTCGGCAACGACGTCGTCTCCCGCTGGACGTGGCGCACGTGGTCGAGCGGGGCGCTCAAGGCTTCCTACAGCGCCGGGAACGTAGCGCTGACGCCGGCCATCGAGGCGGGCCCGTGCCGCACCCTGCGCGTCGGCGTGCCGTCCCTTGGCGGCGACGCGTCGGTGTGGTGGCGCGGCGCCAGCGGGGCGCTCCAAGCCGCCCACGAGGGTGAGGCGGGCGGGGTCGACTGGTGGTACGTCGAGTACCCGATGGGCGCCGGCTTCGACGTCGTGTACGAGGCCGTGTCGGCGGACGGGTCGCGCTGGGCACTCGGGTCCGTCGCCATCGCCGCCACGGACCCGCGCCTTGGGAGGCCATGCCACGCGCTCTCCTGGGACTCTTCCGGCGGAGGGCGCCGGAGCCTCCTGGTCGAGTGGGTGGACAAGTCCGGCTACGGCTCGCGCGACATGCAGCCGGGCTCGGCCACGGTCACGCTCTCCGGCAGGGACCGCCCGGCGGTCACCTTCGACGGCGTGACGAAGGCAACGTGGGACGTGGACGGCTACCTGCTTCCCGGCGGAGACGCCGGGGACGTGACCGACCTGGCGGACGCCGTGGGGCGGGCGCACTACGTCACCTACCGGAGCCCGCGCGGGGAGGTGGCGCGGTGCGCCGTCACCAGGGCCTCGTACAAGTACGACCGCCTGCGCGCCAGGGTGTCGATAGACCTCACGGAGGTGGGCACCGATGGCTGACCTCCTGTTCTCCGGCGGCGTGGACTGGCGCTCCCAGGAGCGCCTGGACTCGCTCCACGCCGACATGGTGAGCCCGTCGGCCCTCTCCCAGACGTACGGGCGCCTCGGGGGCCTCGTGCCGTCGTCGTGCTCGGTCGACACCGCCTACTACAGCGACACGCGCGAGAGCGCCGAGGTGACCTACAGGGGCGACGGGTGGCGGCGCGGGACGCTCCTGCGCCTGTGGCACGACCACGGCGGGCGCTCGGACGCCATCGGCACGTACGTGGCCACCGACGACCCGAGCAAGCTCTCGGGCGGCGCGTGGACCACGACCCTGGAGATGCACTCGGCCCTGCACATGCTCTCCACCGACCTGCTGCGCTCCCCGCTCACCGTCGAGCAGGGGACCTCCGCCGTGGAGGCCATGCGGCACGTGTGCGAGGCCGCGGGGCGCCCCGTGCGCGCCACGTGCCACGACTCGCGCGTGGGCTCCACCGTGGTCTTCGAGGCGGGCAGGAGCCGCCTCTCCGCGCTCTTCGGCCTGGCGACGCCGGCCGGGGTGCGCGTGGACGTGGACGCCATGGGCTACGTGACGCTTGAGGACTACGTGTCGCCCGCGTGGCGCTCCCCAGCCTTCGAGCTGTCCCTGGCGGACCCGCGCGGCATCGTCCACGACGGCGTGTCGCGCTCGTCCTCCTGGCTCTCGCTCCCCGGCGAGGCGGTGGTGGTGTGCAAGTACACCGAGAGGGTGCCCGGGGCCGACGGCAGGGAGGAGAGCGTGGAGCGTGAGATTGACGGCCTCGCGTCCGTGACCGCCGGCACAGCATCCAGGGCGGCGCGCGGGTACGGCATCGGGGTGACCTCCACGGAGAGCCAGTTCGAGGAGCCCCACACCCAGGAGCACGCCGACCGGCTGGCACGCGACCTCCTGGCCCGCAACTCGTGGGCCGGCACCGAGTGGAAGGTGACCACGCAGTACTTCCCCGTGCGAGAGGGGGACGTGGGCTCGCTCGTCGTGCCGGACGCGCCCCTGGGCTACCAGGGCACGCGCCGCGTGCTCGTGAAGTCCACGAGCCTGGACCTTGCCACGTGGCAGCTCGACCTGACGCTGAGGGAGACGGACGGGATGGTGTTCAACAGTGAGTGACGTGAACGACCTTGCATCGAGCCTCTTCGGCACCAGGCGCGCGGAGGTGGCCGGCGGCCTGACATCGACCGTGTACGGCACGGCGACATCCGACAGCTCGGGCGGCTCCGTCTCCGTGCGCATGGGCGCGGACACGCTGCGCGCGGACGGCCAGGCGGGCACGTCGGTGCTCGTGCCGACCACCACCGACGTCCGCGCGGGTGAGACCGTAATCGTGACCGTGGTCGACGGCCACCCCGTGGTGACCGGCGTCGTTGGGAGTGGTGACAGGACGCGGGCCGACGTGGAGGCGGCGCAGGGGACGGCTGACGCGGCGACGGAATCGGCGAAGTCCGCCCTCGACGCGGTGGCCGAGGTCAGGGCCGACGCAGACGCCCACGGCGAGCAGATTGACGCGGTAAAGCAGGACATAGCGGCCTACAAGGCTTCCGCGCAGGCCACCTACGCCACCAAGAGCGAGGTTGACGAGAAGACCGGCGCGATAACCAAGACGCTCGCCGCCGACTACACCAGGACCGCCGACCTCGCCGCCACCGAGGCAGTGAAAGATGCCAAGAAGGCGGGCACGGACGCCCAGGGCCAGCTGGCGGACTACATGGAGTCGAACGACGCCGCCGTGGCGGACGCGAAGGCCGCAGGGACCGGCGCGAGCGCGGCGCTGGACTCGTACAAGGGCGTCGTGAGCGAGACGTACGCGGAGAAGACGGAGCTGACCGAGGCGGTCAACCAGCTCTCGTCCACGATGACCAGCAACTACAGCGCCTTCACGACCTACCGGACCTCGAACGATACGGCAGTCTCCAAGGCCCAGACGGACGCGACCAATGCGCAGTCCACCATCGACTCGTACAAGACCAGCAACGACCAGGCCGTGGCGGATGCCAAGGCGGCGGGGACAACCGCGCAGAGCCAGCTCAACAGCTACAAGAGCAGCAACGACCAGGCCGTGGCCGCAGCCAGGAAGGCCGGCACCGACGCCCAGTCGCAGCTCGGCAGCTACAAGGCCGCGACCGACCAGCGCCTGACGGAGCTGCAGAACGTTGCGGACAACGCCATCGAGTCGTGGTACCTCAAGGGCGCTCCCACGGCGTCGAACCCCCCGGCAAGCTCCTGGACCACCGACGCGCTGAGGAGGCAGCATGCCGGGGACCTCTACATGGACACCGACACCGGCTACTCCTACCGGTGGAGCGGCAGCGCGTGGGTGCAGGTCAAGGACTCCGACGTGACCAAGGCGCTCAAGGAGATAGAGTCCGTCAAGACCACGTACGCGACCAAGAGCGAGCTGACGGCCACGGACACGGAGCTGTCCGGAAAGGTGTCCGACGCCCTCACGACGGCCAAGAGCTACACGGACTCTTCCGTGGAGCAGGAGGTCACGGCACGCAATGCTGCCATCAAGGCACAGGCGGACAGCATCTCGCTCGACGTGAGCCGGACATACACCCGCTCCGAGACATTCGCGTCCTATCAGAGCGATGCAGACGGCAGGATAGCCACGGCGAACTCCAATGCATCCACGGCAAAGAGCACGGCCCAGACAGCGGCCAGCGACGCGGCTACCGCCAAGACCAACGCAAGCAATGCCGTGAGCACGGCAAATGCTGCAAGCTCCAATGCCAGCAAGGCAGTGAGCACTGCCAATGCGGCAAGCTCATCTGCAAGCTCGGCAGTCTCGACTGCAAACGCAGCGAAGACGAGCGCGGCAAGCGCCGTCAGCACGGCAAATTCTGCCAATTCCACGGCAGGCACGGCGAAGGCCACCGCGACCGCTGCGCAGGCCAAGGCAGACGATGCATGGGCGCGGACGCTCCGCGTGGAGGTCATGAGCGCACCGGCAGACGCCGCAGGGGATACGTCCCTGCTCACGGCATACGCCTTCCGTGGCGGCGAGCTGCTGTCCGACCAGACCGTGGCAATGATGGGGCTGCTCGCGTGGTACGTGGGCGGCAAGCGCGTGGCCACCGGCAGCACATATACGTGCAAGGCAGGCACGGCCGCAGAGTGCCGATTGGAGGCATAGCGTGGCAGTAAGCGAATCGAAGATTGGGAGGTGTGGCCTGAGTGAGCGACGCCAGAAGCACTAGAAGCAACCTTCTCACGCGCGCGATGCGCGAGGATGCCCATACCACTAGCGGAGTAAGCTTCGCGTGGGACGGCGACTGGTACCACGTGAGCGGCACGGCCACCGAAGATATCGGATGGAGACCGTACCTGTCCAGCGACATACCGGTGAAGGCAGGCAGGACCTACACGCTCTCGATTGACTTCGACGGAGACGTTCCTGACGGCTACACCCGGTTGGTATTACAGCTCATCACCGACATCAAGAAGAACGTCTACATCAACGTCGCCTTCATCTATCGCGACCCGCTGCACGTGACCTTCACGGCGCCTGACGGCGACTACGAGATGCTGCAGCTGTGGGGTCCCATCATCAAGGGCGGGGCCACCGTCGACCTCCGCGTCCGCTATATGCTCGTCGAGGGTGACACGCCCGCCGCGTGGGCGCCCGCCGAGGGCGAGACGCTGGCCGGGGGGGGTGCTCTCATGAGCGCTAACCTTTGGAAGGCCGAGAACGTCATCTCCGCCGAAGCCCTGGAAGACGGCATCTACGCATGCTCTGGCAATCGAGGCGTCCGTACGAACGTGTCGCTCGACAAGCTGGCAGAGAACCAGACATTCCACTGCGGCTTCTCGGTCAATCCCGGCAAAGATGACAAGTTCTCTATGGCGCTGTGCTACATAGACGCGGCGGGCTACATCAACTATGCGTTTAAACCGGAGGTTTCCGTCACAGCAGGCAAGTGGACGCGCGTGAGCGGAAGCGTGGTAATCCCATCGGGCATGACCGTCTACCAGATGGTCATCTGCAACAACAGCAACGCATCGGGCTCGAGCGGCTGGAAGGTCACGAACCCAACCCTCTCGCTCGGCTCTCCGGTGCCGCTGGCGTCCTCGGCGCACACGCCCTACGCCACGCAGGACCATGTCTCGGTGACATATGCCACCAAGGCATCGCTCAAGGTCACCGACGATTCCATCAAGGCGGAGGTGACCGAGCGCGGGAAGCTCGCGGGGCGCGTGGGCACGCTGGAATCGACCAGCGGCACGCACACGTCGAAGCTGGAGCAGCTCGCGAGGTCCATAAAGTCGCTAGTCAAGGGCGAGAGCACCTACACCGACCCGGACGGCGCGAGCGCCACGAGCGGCATCTACTCGCTCGTCACGCAGACGCGCGACTCCGTGACGGCGCTCTTCGGCAGCTACACCAAGACCGCCGACCTCGCGTCGACGCAGGCCGTCAAGGACGCGAAGAAGGCCGGGACGGACGCGCAGGCGGCGGCGAGCGCGGCGCAGACCACAGCGGACTCGGCAAGCTCGACGGCAGGGGCCGCAAAGTCCACGGCGGACTCGCTGGCGACCATGGTGCGCCAGTACTCCGGAGGCGTGCTCGTCTGCAAGGCGGGCCAGCAGGTGGGTGCCCTCGTCAACGCGGACGGCTCGTTCGACGTGGCAGACGTCACGTGGGACGGCGAGACGCCGACTGTCGGCAAGAAGTTGATGCGCCTTGCAAAGAACAGCATCGAATTCAACAACCCAGACACGTCGTACAACATATGCAATATCACGGCCAACGGTACTCTCACGAACATCAACGTACCGAACGGAAGTCTTGCTATTGATGAGACGCCAGCATGGTGTCAGGCTCTTGGCGACTCTGGATATGACAGCTTTATTGCTGGCAAGATGCTCCAACTTGGGGCGGGAAACAGAACGACGCATTCGGAGATTCTCATCGAACCAGACGGCACGACTATCGGCGGATACAAGTTCGCGCTCGGAACGAACAACACGACGGATACGTGGGTGCCCGTCATGGGCGGGAATAAGAACGCTGGGTATATGGTCCATCGCGCCATCAACCTCAAATGGGGTCCGAATGCCTATGCCGTGTATGGCGCATACAACCCGAGTAACGGCGGCGACCACTATTACACGACAAATGTCGACGAGTACAACAAGTTGGTCAAGAGTGGATGGACGGGTAGTGGAGTCTATTTTTATGCAGCATTGTAGGGAGGTTCCATGGAACTCAACGTTAGCGTCAAGTACGTCAACTCGTCGGGCGACGTGCTGGTGAATCCCGACCTCAGCGACAAGCTGATTACCCCAGTGGTCATCGACGGAGAGGAGTGCTATCGACTTGATGACCTGAGCGACGACGACATGGCGGCGAGGGAGTCCGTAATCGCCGATGGCGAGGAGCGGGCCGCGCGTTTGGAGGACGCACTCGACGCGCCCGACGCGATAGCGGACCTCTCGGAGACCGTGAGCGACAACGCCGGCGTCGGTGACGCACTGGCAGATTTGTCAGAGACGGTGAGTGACAACGCTGTTGACGTGTCGGCCCTGTCCGACGCGATAGCGGAGCTCTCGCAATTGGTAAGCGACCTGACGAGCAAGGAGGCTTAATTATGGTCAAGTTCTGGTACAAGCGAATCAAGCGCGGCAAGGCAACCATCGAGGACGTTCCCGAGCTATGGCGCGAGCAGGTTCAGGCCCTGCTCGAAGCGGACGCGTAGGGCGGGCGGCAGGCCCGCGAGCAATTTCGGACTCAACACTTCCGTTGCGTCGTAAGGACACGGGACGATGGACACCGTATACACCGCGCTTGTGTTTCCCCTGCTGCTGCTGATAGGCCAGACCCTCGTGGCGCTGGGCCAACGCAAGATTAGCCAACACATGGACGAGGGACAGGCCAAGACCGACGCCAAGCGTGTGGCAGAGGCTGAATGGCGTGAGCACGTAGTCACGCGGCTAGACCAGCAGGACGAACGGATTGACACCATCCTTACCGCGCAGTGCTCGCAGATGCGCTCAGATTTGATTCATCGTGCTCATAGGTATATCGATGACCTAGGATGTGCAGGTACAGAAGAAAAACAGTCATTCTGGGCAGAATACGAGGACTATATGCGCATATGCGATGCTAGCAACATCGTCAATCACTTCATTGATAACTTGGCAAAGCAGGTCATGGCGCTCCCAAACAGGGAAGAAAACCGCTAAAATAGTAGTTGGCTAGGGTAGCTCCCGAAAAGGCGGCCAATCCCACCGCCCTGCCAACTTTTATCTTGGGACCTACCACTAGGGATGGTGGAGCATGCGCGAAGAGTGGCGCGATATCGCAGGTTATGAGGGTTTCTATCAAGTCAGCAACATGGGCAGGGTTAGGAGCCTAAATAGGACGTTTAAGCGTTCCGATGGTACAACGGCAACCTACAATGGTAGGATTTTAAAGCCAGCGGGCCGACCATATCTGCATGTCTACCTATCAAAGAACAACGTGCATAGCATGATGAGGGTTCATCGATTGGTGGCAGAAGCCTTTGTACCAAATCCAAAAGACCTAGTGTGTGTCGACCACATAAATTGCGACAAGACAGACAATAGGGCCGACAACCTGCGTTGGTGCAGTCACGCGCAGAACATTCGGTATGCCCAAGAGAACGGTCTGCTCGCTGGCAACTTTCACTATGAGCCGCTTTCGGACGAAACGAAGTTAGCCATGAAAGCACCGAGGATGGTGCCGATAATCAGGGATGATGGTATGGAGTACGATTGCGTCGAAGATGCCGCAAGGGATATGGGCGTGACGCATGGTGCAATTAGCCACGTGCTGCGCGGGCTTACCAGAACGTGCAGGGGCCACTCTTTTAAATACAAACATCCTGATTATTGACGCACAAAGGCGCGGGTGCTTTAATGAGGTCCATGGAGAAAAGGGGCAAGCATATGGCAGATATCACACCCGACGAGCAGGGTTTGTTCATGGTGCCCGAGCTTGACGATACGACAGACCTTAGCGCGGCAAAGGACGAGGCAAAGTCGATTGTCGTTCCCGATTACATCATGCCTGACAAAGTTTACCGCGTCTTGAAATGGGTTGGGCTAATCCTGATGCCAGCGCTTGCGACCCTGATTGGTGCGGTTGGCCCTGCATGGGGCATGCCGAAGGTTGACGCAATCGTGCTCACCATCAACGCTCTGGGAACGTTCATCGGTGTGTGCATCGGCGCTTCGCAGGTGTCTGCCATGGGTAAGCCTGACCGCGATTGGGAGTAGTGAGATGGCTGGAAGCATCGCAAAGTTCTGCGAGAACATGCGCAAGGCATGCCAAGACTGGTCCCTCGGCTACGACCAAAACCAAAGATGGAACGTCTACGACGGCGGCGAGTGCGATTGCTCGTCGCTTGTCATTTGGGCGCTCAAGCAGGCTGGCTTCGACGTTGGCTCCGCCACCTACACGGGCAACATGTCGAGCAACCTCACCGCACGCGGCTGGAAGCGCATACCGTTCACCAGCCTGAGCCAAGTGCGGGCGGGCGATATCCTGCTCAACGACAGCCACCACACGGCTGCGGTAATCAGTGGCAGCGGCACCACCGCGAAGCTTGCGCAGGCGTCCATTGACGAGCGCGGGCGGGCCACGGGCGGGCAGGCTGGTGACCAGACTGGCAGCGAGACGAACATCCGCACCGTGTACAACTACTCGCACGGATGGGATTGCATTCTGAGGTATTCAGGGGGCGATTCTGGTCAAGGTGGCACGAATGCCCAAAAGCTCGAAATCGACGGCTATATCGGGCCTAAGAGCGTCGCAGAGTGGCAGCGCCAGTGCGGCACCACAATTGACGGCGTGGTCAGCGGTCAGTTGTGGGAGTGCTCCGAGTCGTACCCACGACTGACCTCCGTGACCTACGACGGCAACGGCTCAGAGCTGATGAAGGCCGTTCAGAAGGCAGTGGGCGTGCCGAACCCGACTGGAATCATCGCAAGCGGCACCATCTGCATGCTACAGGGATGGCTCGTGCTGCTCGGCTACACCTGCGCGGCTGACCGAGCTGGTCAGTTGGGCGAGGCCACCGCAAAGGCGTTGCAGAAGTCTCTCAACGATGGGATGTGGAAGTGACCCACTATGACAAGTCTGGTCGCAGGGTGCCAGCCCCGCGACATGACGTTGTACCATCCAACGGCTCCACGCTTGCGCTTGTGGTTGTGGCACTGGTGCTAATCATCGGCGTGGGCGTATGGGCATGGCTGAGCCAGCGCGAGGTAATTGCGGCATCCAAGGCCGCAGAACAGAAGGAGCACCTGATTACCCACGACAGCATGACGGCCGTGCACACCTACAACGGCGAGACGATACGCTTCTATGTGATGACTGACCCCGACACTGGCGTGCAGTACATCGTGAACGACCGTGGCGGCATGTGCCTGCAAGAGAACCCTGATGAGTTCTAGCAAGGTCGCGGCAATCGTAGCAACAATCATTGTGGCTTCTGCCGTTGGAGTCGCGGTGCTGACCGAGGCAATGCGGCTGGTGCTACTGTTCCTCATGTGTGGCATCGTGGCGGTGCAGTAGTGGACATTCTTCGGTGCGTGACCACCTCGCGGCTAAGATGTACCCGCCAGAGGGTAAGACGGCCATCAAATCGGCTCTCAGCGGCTCGGAGTTCTTGGACGCTGTCAACGGGAAGCCATACGAGGACGTGATGAAGGTAGTTGACGAGCATCTAGAAACCATTCGCCTTTTGTATCCAAAAACTTGGGAGGGCATCATACAGCGAATCAAGGAGCTGTGATACACTGAACAGCGGGGAGCCATCCCAGTGATGCGGCACTGTCGCGCAGGTGTCGCAGACGAAATGGCACGGGAGCCATCCCAGTTGTTGCTTACTGAACGCGCAAGGTAGGCGGCACGAAATGGCAGCGGTGCTGGTAAGTCCGATTCTTCCCTCGCAGACATTGCGTGGTCTGGTTGGCGGCACCGATTTGTAGGGAGGTCACACATCGCGCGAGCGTGGCGCTAGGTTGCATGCGCCGAAACCACGACTGGGGCTGGCCGAAATCCAGAATCGCGCGTCCAGAGAATTGCCCGCGAAGGCTTCGGTCGAGCGGTGGCCACATCGGATGAGTCTGATGGGTTTTTTATTCATTGGAGCACGGATTCTATCCATTTCTCGAATTCTGCAAAACCAAGCCATTCTCGCCAGCCACATGGCCGTGATAAGCTATACTATATTCGAGCAAGGGGAAAGACCCCTAGGAGCCAAGTAGGTGGGAGTATGAGAAAGGATGGTTCGCATGATTGACAGGGACAGCACGTACTACATGTTATTTGACAAGGCGCACGGGGGCTACCTCAGCGACTCGTCTGGAAAGTACAGGTTCGTCTTCGATACGAAGGAAGAGGCGATAGCAGCACTTGACTATCAGACCGAGCATCTGGCGGCAGCAGAGTACAGCAGGGGCATCGACCCAGACCTGACCATCGTCATGGTCCATCACGTCGAGACGGAAATCGGGAGGTAGTAGCATGAGGTCGGAGTGGACGAAGGAGCGCAAGGAGTACATGAGGGAGCTTTCGCTGGACTACGGCGTGCCACTTGAGACGGTGATGATGCTGGCAGACATGCTGGGACCGAACGAGGATTATGACGGCCTCATCTGCGAGCTTGATGACTACTCGCTGGGCATGGATGACGAAGACCTGTTCGCGGTGCTCGCGGCCATCTGACCGAACACACAGTTGGTCAGGCAGGGAGGCCCTTCGGGGCCTCTTTTGCTATCATAGACGGAGTGGCAAACCAACGGTCAGGCGGGAGTTCGCATGCTGACTTATTCCGACTTCGAGAAGGCAGATGACAAGGCAAAGTTCGTCCTGTCTGCCATCAGCGCCTACAGGAACAGCGACGAGTACAGGATGGCGGAGATTGCCGACGAGTACGACGCCCAGCGCAACGTGACCATCCAGCAAACCGTCCGAAAGCTGTACACGGCATCGGGTGCGGTGACCGAAGACCCGACAGTCGCAAACAACAAGATAGCTTGCAACCTGTTCAACAGACTGAACACCCAACGGTGCATGTACTCGCTAGGCAACGGAGTGACGTTCATCGACCCATACGAGGCCGCAAAGGGCGCGGTCGACGAGACGAAGGAGCTGCTGGGACGTCACTTCGACCACGTGCTGCGCGAGGCTGGATACCATGCGCTCATCCATGGCTGGTCGTACCTGTTCTGGGATTTGGATAAAGTACACGAGTTCACGATGCGCGAGTTCGTCCCTCTGGTTGACGAATACGACGGCTCGCTGCGTGCTGGCATCCGATTCTGGCAGCTCGACTCAACCCGACCGATGAACGCGGTGCTGTACGAGCAGGACGGCTACACGACCTACCAGACGGGCACCAACGGCAGGCTGGTCGAGACGAAACCGAAGACGGCCTACAAGGTGACGTATGTGTACACCGAGGCAGACGATGACGCGCTCGACGTCATAGAGGAGAACTACAGCTCGCTGCCAATCGTCCGCATGTACGGCTCGCGCCTCAAGCAGAGCACGCTTGTCGGCATGCGCGAGGCAATCGACTCATACGACCTGATACAGTCTGGCTTCGCAAACGACCTGAGCGACTGCGCCCAAATCTTCTGGCTTGTCGAAAACTACGGCGGCATGGATGACGAGGACTTGGCAGAGTTCCTTGAGAAGCTGAAGCTCAACCATGTTGCCAACGTGGACACGGCATCTGGCGGTCACGTCACGCCATACACTCAGGAGATACCGCACGAGGCCCGCAAGGCCTACCTTGATGACATACGCGCCCGCATCTACGAGGACTTCGGGGGGCTTGACGTCCACACCGTAGCGGCTGGTGCGACGAACGACCACATCGACGCGGCATACCAGCCGCTCGACGAGAACGCCGCAGACTTCGAGCATTGGGTCAGCGACGCAATCACGCAGCTCCTTGCGCTGCAGGGAATCGAGGACACGCCCATCTTCAAGCGGCAGCGAATCAGCAACCAGAAGGAGCAGGTCGAGATGCTGGTGCAGGAGGCCGCATGGCTGGACGAGGCGACCATCCTCCGCAAGCTGCCAAACCTGACCCCAGACGAGGTGCAGGCCGTCCTCATTGCAAGCAAGGACGAGGACATGGCCCGCATGGGCATCGGACAGTCTGGCGGTGCTTCCATTGAGGGCGAATAGCGACCTAGGCCTGATGATGCCAGAAGTGCGACTGTTCCACAGCCGCAAGAAGTTCAAGAAGTACTACAAGAAGCAGTACGGCGAGAAGCCCGAGCTGTTCGACACCGAGGGACAGATGACCTACCGTGACGGCGAGGCCCTTGTGCTCATGACCTACGTTGGCAGGGAGGAATCCGAGCTGGGGTTGCTCGTCCACGAGGCGTACCACGCAGCAGTGGCCCACATGACCCTTCTGGGCGAGGACGAGGCGGGCGAGGAAACCATGGCCTATCTGATTCAGAGCATATCGCACGGCCTGTTCGTCGCGCACCGAAAGTGGAAGAGGCGCAAGGGTCTGGTAGAATAGGGCCATCGCACCACTTGGCTTCGAGAACAACGGGTCGCAACCGTTGGGCCTAGTGGGAGGGCAGACGGCGGGAACTCCACGTGAGCCGCCGACCCGACGAGGTGCCACCGCACAACCTCTCCGTGCGGTGGCGCTTTGCTATACTAAGACGGACCCGCCCACACGGGCTGGCAGAGCCTGAATAACTGCCCGAAACCAACAGGCCCCCTAGGCGGTGTGGGGCAACGCCTTGCATAGGAGAGCACATGGCAGACCAAGCGCACGAGTGGACAGACGAGCAGATAGATGACCTAGCAAAGAGAATGTGGCAGGAATATTCTCAGGCCGCTAACGAGATGCAGGACAAGCTGGAGGCGTGGCTAGAGGACTTCGACCGAAAGAACAAGGCTTGGAAGAGGGCGGTGGACGTCGGTGTCAAGACCGAGGAGGAGTACAAGGATTGGCTGCACGACAGGGCCATGGAGCGCTCTTGGCAAGAGGACATGATTAACACGCTCGTCTACGATGCCGCCAACGCCGACGTGAGGGCAAGGCAGCTAGTCTATGACGAGATACCGTCAATCTATGCAGAGAACGCCAACTATGCTATGTACTCCATCGAGCGTCAGGCTGGGCTTGATACAGCCTTCACCCTCTACAACCAAGACGCAGTAAGGTTCCTCATCGAGCAAGACAGGCAGCTTTTCCCGAAGATAGACATCGAGAGGGATACGGCTTGGCACAGGCAGAAGTTCACCGCAGCGGTCACGCAGAGCATCCTCCAAGGCGAGTCGATACCACAGGCTGCGGCACGCATGTCACTAATCGTCAAGATGGACGAGAGGGCTGCTGAGAGGGCCGCGAGAACCGCCATAACCTATGCAGAGTCGAGCGGCAGGCAGAGGTCGTTCGAGCGTGCCGAGTCCATTGGGATACCGCTCAAGAAGAGGTGGCACGCCCACATCGATGGCAGAACGCGACTTGCACACAGGCAAGCGGACGGACAGACCGTAGGCGTGCATGAGAAGTTCAACGTTGACGGCTACATGATGACAGGGCCGGGTGACCCGACCGCCCCCGGGTATCTCGTATACAACTGTAGGTGCAACCCAGTCGGGGACGTAGACCGCGATGACATACCGCCAGCGGTCGTTCACCGATACAGCAAGCTTCCGAGGAACGTATCATACGAAGAGTGGAAGGCTGGCAGGTACGTCACCGACCGCTTCAACGAGGAGACCAAGGCGAGCAAGAAGGAGCGGGGCGTTGAGTGAGGTCGGGAACATAGTCGTGAAGGTCGACAACACGAAGCTTGTCGGGGAAGCCCTCAAGAGGGCCATACTCGCTGGACTAGAGGAGATAGGCCTCGACTGCGAGCACATCGCGAGCGAGAACGCGCCTTACGACACTGGACGTCTCTCGGCAAGCATCACCCACGTCATAGACGCAGGCGAGCAGGCGGTCTACGTCGGCACCAACGTCGAGTACGCGCCGTATCAGGAGCTTGGCACATCGACCTACGCTGGATGGAATGGCGGCAAGGGCTATCTCAGGCCAGCCGCGAGTGAGAATGCGTCGAGGTATCGGGCAATCATGGAGAAGCACCTAGAGAACTCCTAGAAAACTTCCTCAGATTCTGGCTTGACGTTGTCGCCGAAACGCGACACGCTGGCATCGGATGAGCACCTACCATCGCTTCTAGGACAGGGTTGAACAGGGCCTAGGGATGTGATATACTAGGCCCAACGCAAGACATAGTAGACGGGAGTTTGATATGAAGTTCACGTATTTCAGGGCAGACCACACCACCACCATCGAAGAGGCCAAGCGCCAGTATCACAGGCTGTGCCTCCGCTGGCACCCCGACCGACCTGACGG